GTGGAAAAAGATGTAGAAATGTTTCTGGAGGCGTGCGAGTTAAAGGGACTGAGCATGAAGACGATTGGAAGCTACGAACAGACGTTGAGGTTGTTCATGCAACATTTGTACAAAAATGGAATTGAGCGCACGGAAAATGTTACGCATCTGACGATTCAGGGATACATTCAGGAGATTCGGAGGCGGGGAAAGTATACCGCTGTGACGAATCAGGATGCCAGAAATTATCCGGAAAACCGTCCGGACTACGGAAAACAAGTCTCAGATGTGACGATCAACAACTACCTGCGGAATCTCAGAGTGTTTTTTAACTGGTGCGTCGATGAGGATATTCTTCGGAAATCGCCGATCAAGCGTGGAGACTTTACGAAGACAGATCACAAGCCGTTGGAATTTATCTCAGATGACGACTTCAAACGGCTGTTGAGAGCGCTGGATATTTCCAAATTTAGTGAGTACAGGGACTTTGTGATTGTTCAGCTGCTTCTGGACACCGGTATGAGAATCAGCGAATGTCTGATGATCAAAGTCAATGACCTGAATTTGGTAAAACGGTTCATCTGGCTACCTGCGAAAAACACGAAAGGAAAACGAGGCAGGTCGGTATTCTTTTCGGAGAAGATGGCAGGGCAGATTCGGAAGTGGATCAAGTACAAAGACCGCTACCGTGACAGCGACTTTTTATTTTGTACAAACAATGGGAAGCCACTACAGGCAAATAATTTTGAAGCCAACGTCCGAAAGTACGCTAAGAGAGTTGGTTTGAAGAACGTTCACCCGCATGTGTTCCGGAACAACTTTGCAAAACGGTTCCTGATGAATGGCGGAGATATTTACACCCTGAGCCGGATTCTGGGGCACAGCAGCGTGACCGTGACAGAACAGGCTTATCTTGACCTGACACAGGAGGATCTGGCAGAGCTGTACCGCAGGCACAGTCCTCTGAAAAACATGAGATAACGCTGAAAAGCTCGGATTTTCCGGGCTTTTTCTTTTATGAATTCTATTCTAGATTAAACGATAGATTTCAAAATGGGCAACGCTTCACTCAGAATAAAATAAAACAGGACGCAGACGACAGTTTTTTCCAGTAGTATTCCTTTGAACTCAGCGTGGTCTGAGAAATAGTGCAAAGGAGTCTACTTTATGAAAAACTGTAACGAAATCATGCGGGGCGAACGGGCGGAGCTATCGAAAAAGAATCCTTATTATATTTCAAAGCATCGGTATTACGAACTGAAACATTTTTGCCGACAATACGACGAATGGAAGCGCGCATTGGTACGCATCGACGGATGGAAAGCGTTTCCGGAAAGCACGGGAGCAATCGTCAATGCAACACCATCGAACCCGACAGAGCAAATGGCGATGGCACGAGCATTCTATTCGAGTAGGGTCGATCTGCTGGAGCACTGCCTGGGCGAACTGGAACCAGCAATCGCACCTTATATTCTGCGCGGCGTGACAGAAGGACATTCCTATGAAGCCCTCCGGATCAAGGGGTGCCCATGCTGCAAGGATACTTACTACAACAACTATCGCAAGTTCTTCTGGATCCTCAGCCGGGAGCGGGCATGACGCGAAAAATTCAGGCTCCTTTATGGACGAAAGTTCACGAAAATTTGATTATGTAAAGGAGATTTTACTATGTTTAAGGCAAAAAAGACTATTATGTACATTGACGTGAAGGGCGTTGACGATATGACTGATCGTCGCGATCTTATGAGAGAAGTCATCCGCAGAAACTGCGATGTTGACAGTCGAATCATTGATTCACTTGTAGACAAGCTGGGAAGCTGTGGTGATAAGGATCATAAGAAATGCGAGTATCAGCTCAGGCTCGAAAACTATGACCTGGGCGGCATTGCACGAGACTTTGAGCTGCTGAAGAAAGCAGGAATCATCGAGCATGTAACCAAACCGACGAACTACATCGTTTTATAAAGGCGAGAGCCGTGGAGAAATCTGCGGCTCTTTCTTTTTATCTGGACGCGAAAAATTCAGCTGCCTTTATGAAAGGTGGTATGTTGATATGTTTAACTTTATTATCTGGATCTTGATCGTTGTGATTCTGGTCAGACTGGCAAAGCTGATCGGAGCAAAGACAAACGAGGTGAAAAGCAGAACAAAGAAGAAACACTGATCAAAATGGAGCTTGTGAGAAATCACAGGCTCTTATTTTTTACGCAGACGCGAAAAATACATGCTGCATTATGGAAGGAATGGAATAGTAAATGGCGAGCCTACGGGTGGAGACGGAAGTTTAGAAATCGCCGCCGTTAATGCTAACGGAGGATGTAACTAGCATGTGGCTATGAGTAAATCATGGCGTTTCCTTTTTTTGCACAGGCGCGAAAAATGCAACCTCTATTATGGAAGAAAACAACATTTCAAAATGGAGGATTTATTATGTTTGAAATTATGATGAATTGCATCGAAATGGCAAAGGAAGAAGTTGTATGGATTCTGGTGTTTATGCAGACCGGAATGGGTCACAACTATGTTTTCGAGAATACAAGCGAAATGGCTGCGTTTGGCAGAGCATGGCTTGATACTCAGAGCATGGTGGACGCATTCTGCAATGCTGCACCGGCATTCATCGGCTGCATGATCCTGTTTGCTATGACCGCAATGGCAACAATCAAGCTGACCAGGAAATACGTTTTCAAGGAGGATTGAGCGCAAGCTCTTTCCTTTTTGTCTTTATTACGCACAGACGCGAAAATTTCACCTTCTATTATGGAAAGAAATAAACAATTTTAGGAGGTATTTACTATGCTGGAGAATATTGTGAAGGGCTTTGAGGAAATGATGAACTCTATTATGGCCGCATTTAACGAGTCGTATAACGACAAGTATGCGGGCTGGAATGAGGGCGAAGAACTCCTCATGCTGAACGATGTTCGGTGTGGTATCCGCTGATGGATTCTGACCGGAAAACGGGCGTATGGAAACATGCGCTCTTTTCTTTTTTCTATTTTAGAATAGGCCGTAACGAAGCAACGCGAAATTTTCCCTGTGCTTTATGGAAGGATGTCTTCCGAAATTTGAAAGGAGATTATTATTTATGAACTATCGGGTAAAGACGAACTTTGACCGGGGCTATGTGAATGCAATGGACAAGGTCCGCGTGTTTATCGAAAGCAACCAGAAAGTGATGTTTGTGAATACAGACGAATACAAGGATGCAAAAAATGCACGCGCGGCTTATGTAAATGCAATTACATTGATCCGGGCAGGAGGAATTGTGAGAGCAACTCGAAGCAGAAATGACCTGTTTCTGATTCGCAACGACATCTAAGGCGTAAAGAGCTTACGAGAAATCGTAGGCTCTTTTATTTTTTCATCACGCAGAAGACCGTTTTATCCACTACATTATTAAAAGGAGATTTTCAAAATGCTGTACATCTACTATGCTGTGTTATTCGTTGCCATCGTTCTGGGGCTGCTCTTCGGGATGGCGCTCTACCGCTGGTTCCATTACCGTGATATTTACGAAGTGGGGGAGCTGCTGATCGGCGAGGAAGATTCCCCCGACTGGCCCTATCTGAGCCTGAGCCTGGATGAGGAGGTGAAGAATTTTGAAGGCGACAGGTACATCATGCTGCGGGTGCACAAATTGGACCTGACGCGAGAAAAACATGGTGCTTAATGGAGGAAACTCTAATTACTTTGTAAAGGAGAAAATCAAAATGGAAAACTACGAAAACAAAGAATTGCTGAAGGAAGCGGCAAAGCAATCGCTGGAGAGTCTCAAGGACTTGAAACCGGGTACGGATGAGTACACGAACACGGCGAAGATGGCATTGCAGCTGTACGACATGCAGCTCAAGAGCGACGAGCAGGAGAGCAACCAGAACCTGAAAGAGGATGAGGAACGGCGGAAGGGCCAGGAGGTCATCAACGATCAGGAGAAGGCTGCGAAGGCACGGCGCATTGAGTGGGCGAAGTTTGGCATCAGCTGCCTGACGTTTCTGGGAACGATTGGTACGACGGTATACTGGTCGATCTGCGAGGCTGGCGGTGTAGCGCCGCTTTCCAGAGCAATGAACGATGGTCTCCATGAGATCAAAAGAGGCTTTACGGACAGAAAGTAAAGGAGGAACCGAGAGGGTTCGTGGCGAAAGCTGCGGGCTCTCTTTATTTTTTATGAGATATCACGACATACCGCCAAAAGAGTGGACGAGCTACTACGGAAGCGTTTACCGATGCAATCACCCGGTGTATCGTGTCTGCACGCTCTACCGGGAACAGGGGAAAGGCCTGTGCGTGATCCAACAGCGTTACAACGAGAAAACCAAGGCTACTTACTGGAGCGCCATCGACCCCTGGCTGACCGACAAGATCTATCTGCATGAAGGGTTCCGGCAGTATTTTGACAGCCACGCAAAGAAGAAAAACGCAAAGGGCGAGTACCCGACTGTGACCGTACGGCAGATCATGTGGGCACTGCGTATGAAACCCCTCAAGAAAGAACGCTGGGAGACCGTGTTTGACAGGAGTTTGATCTGAGCACGTGTAATGAATCGTAGGCTCTTTTCTTTTGCCCAAACGCGAAAAATTCTCCGTGCTTTATGGGATGAAGGCCCAAGAAAAGGAGAATGTAATATGAACGAATCTATTTTTAAGAAAATTTGGAATTATTCGATTACGGTTGGGCAGATGATCATGACAGCAGTTGCAATGGCGATTGTAACCGTTATTGTATGGCTGTTGTGTCGGGCATTCCGGCCGTCGAAAGACTGATAATTGACGATAGACCGGTTGAACACAACTTGAGTTGGGCCGTCCCGGAGAAGAGCTGATGCGAAAGCATGGGCTCTTTCTTTTCGGCGCGAAAAATACAGCTTCCTTTATGGAGGTAAGAGGGCTTACATTGAAAGGAGAAATTACTATGATGAAAGCTATTAAGAACTTTATGAACAAACCTATTACTTATGGGGCTTATTTCAAATACTGCACCGTATGTGCAAGCATTAGCTTGGCATTGTGCGGATGGGCGTATTATCAGATGAGCAAACTGAACAATTGGGTTGATACAAAAGACGAAGAGAGCAATCTGGAAGAGGACGAAATCTGAAAGATCACGCCCTCTTATCTTTTTATCAAACCGCGAAAAATTCATGTTCCCTTATGGAAGAGATAGCTCAAATGGTAGAGCGCCACTTCATTGTGGAGGTGTGGACTCGATCTCCACTCTCTTTTTTCATTTTTATTTTTGGAGGTTGAACGATTATGGAGGACATTATGCTGATCCGGTCGAGCTTTCTGCGCCGCATCATCTCGCAGGTCATCAATAAGATGCTGAAAAAGCAGTTACCCGGTACAGAGGTACAGCTTGGCGAGGTGCAGGCGAACTGGAGCGAAAAAGAACAGAAGTTGAAGATCCATCTTGTGGTGGACGCAGAGATGACCAAAGCACAGCTGATGGATCTTCTCAAGAAGGCTGATGTGATCTGACGCGAAAAATTCAACGCGCTTTATGAGATGGTTAGTCTCAAAATTATGTTTTGGAGGTACGAACTATGAAGAAATTGATTGGAATAATTATGGGTTGCATTGCAGCTTATTATGTGATTGACGCACTCGCAGCAGCAAGTGTGGCGTGTGCATGGGGCGATTTGGTAAAATACGGCCACATGCAGGCGGCGCATGAACTGGCCGATACGTTTCACAAAAAGTATTGCAAACGCAATCGGAAGGTATTTGATTCTGCTAGGATGGGACCTTTTTGAGAACATGAAAAAGAAAGAAAGCAACTAATCGAAATGGAGCTTACGAGAAATCGTAGGCTCTTTATTTTTTCAAAATGGAGGTTGGACAATGAAACTGACGAAAACATGCGCGAAATTCTTGCGCAAGCACGGCGGAACCATTCTGGCGGTGGCGGCATCTGTAGGCGTGGTGGCAACGGCCATTGAAACCGGGCGGGCAACCACGAAGGCACAGCACATACTTGAAGTTGACAAGGAGCTGACAAAGTTCAACGAAGACGAGTTCGGCGTGACAGAAGAGCCTCCGACAAAGAAACAAATTGTTCTGATGTGCTGGAAAGCATACGTTCCGGCTGCGATTCTTGGCGGCGGTACCATTGCCTGCATCCTGGGCTCCAATGCGCTGAACAAAAAGCAGATCGCAAGCCTGACTGCGGCATACATGGCGCTGGGAAAGACCTATCAGGAGTATCGCAGGCAGGTGGCGGAGCAGATCGGCGTGGAAGAAGAAAAAGATATTTACAAGGACACGCAGGATGTTCTGGAGACCCCCGCCCCGGCAGGCACAGACGAAGAAAAGCTGCTCTGCTACGAGCCTATCTCAAAAAGATATTTCCATGCAACGGAAACGGAGCTGATGGATGCCTTCTACAACGTGAACCGGAACTTTGCGTTGAATGGAGAAGTCTCGCTGAATGACTTCTACTCCTTCCTGCCCGGACTGGACTTTACACCGGAAGGAGATATGCTGGGCTGGTGCGCGGAGTATCTGAGCAACGAGTGGGAATATTACTGGATCGACTTCAACTATGCCCGGCAGACAACGGATGATGGACTGGAAGTGTACTATGTGACAGCATTCCAGGAGCCGATCAAAGAGTATCTGGATTACGACCCGACCAGACGGGAACCATTTTGAATTTTGAAAAGGAGACTGATATTTTATGAAGAAGATCAATTGGTGGAAAGTTGCATCCGTGGCCATGATGGCTGCAAGCGCGATCCTGAGCTTTGGCCACGACCTGATCGAGGAGCAGCGCAGCGAAGAGGAAATGCAGGACATGGTGCGGGAGGAAGTTCAGCGCCAGCTTGCGGAAAAGAACCCGTAAACGCGAAAATTTCAGTCTCCATTATGGAAGAGATATCCAAACTGACAAACAAAGGAGATTGATATTTATGTACGATCACGACTATTATGCAAAGATGGACAAGGCAATGGTACGCGTACTGAAGGCAGTTGCACGTTCAGTGGGATACGGCTTTACAGGGCTGTATCACTATCTGAAGAAGCAGCCGACCAGACTGTACGAGTATATCCGTTACCAGATCCAACTGGAGCGCGATGATCAGCGTGAAACAGAAATTCGCTTCGAGAATTTGAAGCAGCACGGACATATCTAAAAGGCGAGAGCTTACGAGAAATCGTAGGCTCTTTCTTTTTATAAATTTTTGGAGGTACGAACATGAACCTGAAAACATTTGCAAAGGCAGTGCGCAGGAGCGCAGGCAAGAACGCATCCAAGATCCTGGGAGGTCTAGCGATCACGGGAAGCATCACGGCGGTCTATTTCGCTGTGACGGCCACCCCCAAGGCCATGATCCTGCTGGACGAGAAAAAGCAGGAGCTGGGCGTGGAAAAGCTGGACGTGAAGACCATTGTCAAGACGGCGGGCCCGGTGTATGTGCCGACTGCGCTGAGCATGGTGCTGTCTGCGGGCTGCGTCATTGGTGCAGTCCATGTGGACGAGCGGCGGAATGCTGCACTGGCCGCGGCGTGCACCCTTTCTGAGAGCGCGCTCAAGACCTATCAGGACAAGGTGCTGGAGGCCATTGGCCCCGAGAAGGAACAGGAGATCCGGGAGACCATTGCACTGGAAAAGATGGCCAAGTGCCCCGAACCGGCAACCATCCAGCCTGCCAAGAACCTTGTCACGACCGATGTTTCCTACGACCAGCGGGTGAAGTGCTGGGAAAGCCTGACCAACACCTACTTCTGGACGACCAAGGCCATGATCGAAAAGGCCGTCAATGGGGTCAACAAACAGCTGCTCAGTGACTTCCGGGTGAGCGAGAATGATCTGTTCGACTACCTGGGCATCGACCACTGCGTCAACGGTGACCTGCTGGGCTGGGACACGGATTCGGGGCTTAACGTTGATATTTTCTATGCGTCCCGGCTGGACGAGGATGGAATGCCCTGCCTGACGCTGGAGTATCACACGCCCCCGAAGTGGCTGGGCGGCTATTGATATTTGACCCGGCGCGAAAAATTCAGCTTCCTTTATGGAGGTAATACTCCGACATTATAAACTTATATTTAAGAAAGAGGTAACAAAAATGGACGAAATGATGAACATGAACGAAACTACTATGGAGAACGAGACTTCTGTTGAGGTCGTTCCGGAGGAGAATGTTCAGGTGATCGATAACGAGGAAACTTCGAGCAACGGCTCGGGCATTGGTCTCGCTGTTGGTGCTGTGGGTCTGGTTGCAGCCGTGGGATACGGACTGTACCGGAAGCACAAGGCCAAGAAGCAGAACAAGGACGAGGAGAAGCCGAAGACCAAGAAGAAGATCGTCTGGCAGAAGCCCTGGAAGATCGAGAATGTCGATTCTGCACAGGTGGACGTTCCTGACGAGGACGTTGAGGAAACTTCTGAAGAGAAGTAATGTTAGGTAAGGCGAGAGCCGTGGAGAAATCTGCGGCTCTTACTTTTTTGTTTTTGAAAGGATGACAACATGGCACAAGTAAACATGCCGAAGAGCAGCATCGGACAGCAGCCTGCCGCAGAGCCCCAGAAGAAGTTCCAGAAGGTCGTCAAGGGAAAAGTGACCCTCAAGGAGCAGAACGATATCCAGAAGATCGCCAACGAGTTCCTGGCCGAGGACCTCAAGACCGTGAAGAACCGCATCGTGGTGGACTATCTGCTGCCCATGCTGAAGAACGGTCTGTGGAGCATTTTCAACTCAGCCGTCAGCATTGCACTGTTCGGCGAGGACCGTTCCCGCGGCTCTTCGAGCAACTACTCCGGCTCCCGCACCCAGCGGAACAGCTACGACACCTACTATCAGGGAGGCTCCGGCAACCGGCAGGGAAATCCGAACCGGGCCGTAGGACGCAGCTTGCAGAACCTGGACTTTGAGTTCCGCGGGGATGCAGACGACACGCTTTCCCAGATGTATGATGCGATTCGCCAGTACGGTCAGGTTTCTGTGGGTGACCTGTGGGATCTGATGGGCGTTTCCAACGAGAGCACCGATTACAATTACGGCTGGTACAACCTTGACGGGGCGTTCATCAAGGGCATCCCGGGCGGATATCGCCTGATGCTGCCTCGCCCTGTACCGCTGCGCTGAACAATAAGAAAGGATTGATATTTATGAAGTTCCTGAAAAAGATCGACAAAACCGAAATCATGGGCAAAGTGACCCGTGCTGCATCCAAGTGCGGCTACAAGCTGAAGAAGGCAAGCCCCACCATTATGATCGTTGGCGCTGCCATTGGTGGCGTGACCGCTACCGTGCTGGCCTGCAAAGCGACCATCAAGGCGCAGGATATTATGACCGAGCACTATGCTCAGGTTGAGAGCATCCACACGGCCAAGAAGCAGATCGAGGATGGCACGGTCCAGCTGAGCGAGGGCGAGACCTACACCGAGAAGGATTACAAGAGCGATATTACGACCACCTACGTCCAGACCGGCCTGAAGCTGGCAAAAGTGTATGCGCCTGCGGTCACTCTGGGTGCGGTATCTCTGGGCTGCATGTTCGGTTCCCACCACATCATGTCCAAGCGCAACGCGAGCCTGACTGCGGCTTATATTGCGCTGGACAAGGCCTTTGAGGAGTACAAGAGCCGTGTATCCGACCGCTTTGGCAGCCGTGTACAGGAAGAGCTGGAGCACAACATCAAGGCTGTGGAGCTCGAGAGCAAGAGCACCAACGAGCAGGGCGTGGAGGAGACCATCAAGGAGTACAAGGACATCGCCATGCAACACACCAGCCCCTATACCTGCATCTTTGACGAGACTGTCGACACCTGGCAGCCCGACAACATGCTGAACCGCAACTACCTGTTCCTGATGGAGCAGGCGGCAAACAAGCGTCTGCGCACCCAGGGGCACCTGTTCCTGAACGACGTTCTGGCATCTCTGGGAACCCACGGAGGTGTGACCCTGAAGACCCCGGAAGGCCAGATCGTGGGCTGGATCTATGACCCGAACGACCCGACCCGACAGAACCACGTGGATTTTGGTGTGACCAACTACGTCGAGGGAGACGAGGCGCTGAACAGCTTTATCAACGGCGGGGAGCGCTCGGTGATGCTGCGGTTCAACTGTGACGGGCCCATCATCGACAAGATCTGAGACTGATATTTTGGAGGAATACGCTATGACCAGATTCGCTAAGAGACTGTCTTACCTGTTTGCTGCCATGGCCGGAGTCTGTTTCGTCTCTGGTCTGGCGGTTCTTTCTGAGTGAGGTGGAACGATGGAAACTTTGGAAAGCACTTTCCTGTTTCTGGACTATCTGACCGATACCAAACGCAAACGCCACATGGTGGGAGGCATTCTGATGAGTGTCTCCCTTTTCTTTGGCGGACTAGCGTTTACCATGATGACGATCAAAGGAGACATCGACAATGAACAAGACCGTGCGTGATATTCTGCTCTTTGCAGCAGGCTTTGGGGCAGGTGCCCTTGTGATGCACACCGTTTTCGAGAAGAAATACGAGACCTATTACGGCAAACGGTACGAGGCCGAGCGTGAGAATCTGCGGCAGAAGGAAGCCGATATGGACAAGACCATCGAAGAAAGGGCGACCCAGAAGAGCTTTGAACAGCTGGCCGGGAAGTACCGTACCGAATCTGACCCGGAAGATGTAGTGGCACATGAAGCCATCGAAGTCATTGAGCCGGATCAGTTTGGTGAGCTGGACGACTACGAGACTTCCTTCCTGACTTACTATGCGGACGGAAAGCTGGTGTTCGATACGGAGGATCAGCCCGTGGACGACGATGATATTCCGAAGATCATCGGCAACGAGGCGCTGGACCGCATTGGCGAGTTCGCACCGAGTGCTGTTCATGTCCGCAACCACAACTACCACAAGGATTACGAGATTCTCCGGGTTCGGGAGAACTGGCCCGGCAACCACGACGATGAGGAGGATGAATGAACTTTATGAGGGAGACGGAGCAGTATTATGACTGGCTCTACAAGATCGTCTGCGGCGAATGGGAACCCCGGAACCTCAGCTTTCACCGCTTACTGATGTATCTTTTTAACCGGGATTATATTCCGGCGTGCGAAATGGATGTCTGCCGGGCAACGGACGGCATCAACCTGCGGTACCGCTTTGCATCGGAGAATAATATTCCGTACGGGAAGATCGATGCGGTATTTCAGGGCGTACCCTGCTCTATGCTGGAGATGATGGTTGCGCTGGCGATTCGCATCGAGGAGCACATCATGGAAGACCGCAGCATGGGCAACCGTGTAGGGCAGTGGTTCTGGAGCATGGTCGTCAGCCTGGGTCTGGCCGCCATGGACGACACCCGTTTCAGCGAAGAGCGCGCGGAACCGATCCTGGCCCGGTTTATGGATCGGGACTATCAGCCGAACGGGGCTGGTGGTCTCTTTACGATTACCCGTACGTCCATCGACATGCGTACCATTGATATTTGGTACCAGTTGATGAGCTGGTTGAATGAGAATGAGTTTTGATGACATATGAATCAAAAATCTGCATCCCTATGGAAGGATTTGTTGAGAAGATACTCGACGATTCCCATGTGATGCTGCGAATCACGGCGTGTCGAGACGAGAACAACATTGGTCAGCTGATTCTGGCTGACCCGAATTACTGGAGGAAAATTGACAATGGAACTGACTGATATTTTGATCGACCTGAGCAACAGCAAGGCTGCACTGGAGGTGGCCAATCACACCATCCGCCGCATGAAGGGCAAATGCATCCGGAAGAACATTCTCATCGCTGGCCTGCTGTGGTTCGGCTTTGTTTCCTGCAAGATGGTGAACGAGGCGGAAAAGCAGCGCAAGGAAGCCGATGAGCGTGCCCGCGAGGCAGAGGCAGCGCTGGCCCAGATGACCCTCCAGAAAGAAAAAGACGTATAAAAACCTCGGAGAAAGGAGGAAGTCAGTTACAAATGATTGATTTCCTGATGATTGCAACGCGGACGGGAAAACGCGGGACAATCGAAATTTATCCCAAATTCATCATCAAGAAGTCGAAAGACCTGATGATCCGGGGTTCTGATTTTTACGCGGTCTGGATGGAAGAGCGGGGATTTTGGAGTACGGACGAACAGGATGCGCTCCAGATGATCGACCGCGCGCTGGATATTTACGCGGAGGAACACAAGCAAGTCTTCAATGACAGCTACCGTGTTCTGCACATGTGGGACGCGGAGAGCGGGATGATCGACAACTGGCACAAATACTGTCAGCGTCAGATGCGGGACAACTACCACACCCTTGACGATACATTGATATTTGCGAACACCCCGGTCAAGAAGGAAAGCTATGCGTCGAAGCGGCTGCCATATCTTCTGGAGGAGGGGAACATCAGCGCCTACGACGAGCTGATGGCTACCTTATATTCTCCCGAGGAGCGGAAGAAGATCGAATGGGCGGTTGGCGCGATCGTGAACGGCGATTCCCGCAAGATCCAGAAGTTCCTCGTGCTCTATGGTCCACCCGGCAGCGGCAAATCGACCGTACTGAACATCGTCCAGAAACTTTTTGACGGGTACTGGTCGGTATTCGACTCCAAGGTGCTGGGGTCATCGTCCAATGCGTTTGCGCTGGAGGCGTTCAAATCGAACCCGCTGATCGCGATCCAGCACGACGGTGACCTTTCCCGCATCGAGGACAACACCCGGCTGAACTCGCTGGTATCCCACGAGACCATGCTGGTGAACGAGAAGTTCCGCAGCCAGTATTCCAGCCAGTTCAAGTGTTTCATGTTTCTGGGTACCAACAAGCCCGTTAAGATCACGGATGCAAAATCGGGCCTGATCCGACGACTGATCGATGTGGAACCTACCGGCGAAAAGATCCCTGCAAAAAAGTACCGTGACCTTGTAGCGAAGGTGGACTTTGAGCTGGGTGGCATCGCATGGCACTGCAAGGAGGTATACGAGCAGAACAAGCATCTCTACGATGATTATATTCCGACCCGTATGCTGGGTGCATCGAACGACTTTTACAACTTTATGCTGGATTCCTTTTATATTTTCAAGAAGGAGGACGGTGTATCCCTGAAGCGGGCCTGGGCGATGTACAACACCTACAATGACGAGGCAAAGGTGGCATACCCCTATTCGCGCCGTGCGTTCCGGGAAGAGCTGATGAACTACTTCGAGGAGTACAAGGAACGCGCGGAGACCGTGAATGGCGAGCGGGTGCGGAGCTACTACAGCGGCTTCAAAGCGGAGAAATTCAAAGAGTTCCTTGACGAACCTGGGAAGGCAGAAGAACCCACTGCCGAGCCGGAAACGTCATGGATCGAGTTCAAGGAGCAGCATTCTCTCTTCAATGATATTTGCAAGGACTGCCCTGCACAGTATGCGACAGACGATGGCATTCCGATGCGAAAATGGGAGAATGTCGAGTCAAAATTGGCCGAACTGGATACTTCGAGACTGCACTACGTGAAAGTTCCGGAGAATCACATTGTCATCGACTTTGATATTCCCGGGCCGGATGGAAAAAAGAGCTTCGAGCGCAACCTGGAAGCTGCCTCCAAATGGCCCCAGACCTATGCGGAGCTGAGCAAATCTGGTGCGGGCATCCACCTGCATTATATTTACACCGGCGATGCAACGAAGCTGAGCAGGATCTACGACGAGAACATCGAGGTCAAGGTGTTCACGGGGAAGTCCTCTCTGCGGAGAAAACTGTCGAAATGCAATGATATTCCGGTTGCGACCATCAGCAGCGGCCTGCCACTGAAGGGAGAAACGAAAATGGTTGATACAAAGCAGATCCAGGATGAGCGGCACCTGCGTATCCTCATCAAGAAAGCCCTTGCCAAGGAGATCAGCCCCTATACGAAGCCCAGCATTGACTTTATTGCGCACATCATGGACGAAGCCTATGAGGGCAATGTCGTTTACAACGTGGACGACATGCGGAATGCGATCCTGGGCTTTGCCGCCAGCAGCACAAACCAGGCGGACACCTGCCTGAAGATCGTGGCGAAGATGCACTTCAAGTCGAAGGATGATATTCAGCGGGAGGCCCCTGTGGGGGAGGAAACACCATTGACATTTTTCGACGTGGAGGTGTTCCCGAATCTGCTGCTCGTGAACTGGAAGTTCGCCAAGCAGGAGCCTGTGCACCGCATGGTGAATCCTACACCGGAGGAGATCGAGAGCCTGACAAAGTATCGACTGGTCGGCTTCAACAACCGCAAGTACGACAACCATATCCTCTGGGCCCGCATGATCGGGATGTCGGTGGAGCAGATCTATGCGCTGTCCAACCGGATCATCAACGAGCACACGGGCTTCTTTGGTGAGGCGTACAACCTGTCATACACTGATATTTTTGACTTCTCGTCGAAAAAACAGAGCCTGAAGAAGTTTGAGATCGAGCTGGGCATCCACCATCAGGAGCTGGGACTTCCGTGGGATCAGCCGGTGCCGAAGAGCTTGTGGGACAAGGTGGCCGAGTATTGCGACAACGATGTGATCGCGACCGAGACCCTGTTCTACTCGAAAAAGCGTCAGGCAGACTTTGTGGCGCGAGAGATCCTGGCAGACCTTGCCGGGATGACGGTGAACGACACGACAAACTCGCTGACAACACGCATTATTTTCGGCAAGGAAAAGCACCCCCGGCTGGTCTACACAGACCTTGCTACGGGAAAATCCGATGCGATCGTGGAAGTCGAGCCTGATATTTTGACCGACTGCAACATCATCAATGCCTTTCCTGGTTACGAGTGGGCCAAGGGCGAGGACGGCAAGTACCACAACATGTTCCGGGGCACGGACCTGGGCATGGGTGGTTATGTCTACGCTGAGCCCGGGATGTACACGAACGTAGCCCTGCTGGACGTTGCGTCGCTGCATCCGCATTCGGCTGTTGCCATGAACTACTTTGGTGAGTACACCAAGCATTTCAACGACCTGATGGATGTACGAATCTACGTCAAACACGGCGAGTACGAGAAGGCAAAGGGGCTCTTTGGCGGTAAACTGGCAAAGTACCTCGATGATCCGCAGCAGGCAAAGGCTCTGGCACAGGCGTTGAAGATCGCCATCAACTCGGTTTACGGGTTGACCAGTGCAAGCTTCGACAACCCGTTCCGCAACCCCAAGAACGTCAACAACATTGTGGCGCTTCGAGGGGCTTTATTTATGCGCACTTTGCAGGATGAAGTGCAGCAGCGTGGCTTTAAGGTCGCACATATCAAAACGGATTCGATCAAGATCCCCGATGCGACTCCGGAAATCATTGCGTACTGCATGGATTTTGCAAAAAAGTACGGCTACACGTTCGAGCATGAGGCAACCTACGAGCGGATGTGTCTGGTGAACAATGCCGTTTATATTGCGAAATACATGACTGCGGACCGCTGTGAGGCGCTTTACGGCTATATCCCGGGCGACTGCAAGGACGAAGGCGGCGAATGGACGGCGACGGGCACCCAATTCCAGGTGCCGTATGTGTTCAAGACCCTGTTCTCCAAGGAAAAGATCGAGTTCACTGACCTCTGCGAGACAAAGACCGTTTCTAAGGGCGCTATCTATCTCGACAAGAACGAGGACCTGCCTGAAGGTGAACACAATTATATTTTTGTGGGTCGCGTGGGGCAGTTCTGCCCGATTATGCCGGGAAAGGGCGGAGCTCTGCTGCTGCGGGAAGCGGGCCTGACGGATACCGGCGAACGGAAATATGCTTCTGTGACCGGAGCAAAGGATTACCGCTGGCTGGAAAGCGAGGCGGTCTATCAGCTTCAGATGCAGGAGGATATCGACAAAAGATATTTCAACCGGGAAGTCGATGAGGCAGTTGAGGAGATCTCCAAGTACGGCGACTTCAACTGGTTCGTTGGCGACGACGGTGTTGCTCCCTGGACAGCGCCGGATCTTCCCTGGAGCGATGCGCAGGAAGAAGCAGCAAGAAATTTTGACGTGAGGTGATATTTTATGACGAACAAACTATACGATTCCAAAGGACAGCTGATTGGCTATATCAGAAACGTTGAGAAGAATCAGCACGACGACCTGATGAAGGTGATTCTTTCCACTGGTCACGAACTCGTATTTGGCCCGTGTGATCTGACCTCTGATCGAGACGGCAATTGGCGTATCCGTTCTGGTGCGCTCTATCCTCGGTGTGAGGGTAAGAAGACGGATTCTGCTACGAACACAGCTGCTATCAAGGACGTTATCTTTGCTCCTCCGGCCACGATCGTTTACTGGTCGGATGGTTCCAAGACCGTTGTGAAGTGCAGCGAGAAGGATGTTTTCGACCCGGAGAAGGGCTGGCCATGGCAATTGCAAAGCGTTGCGGCGGCAACAAGGGCAGCTATTACAAGGAGATCCAGAATTGGGTCGAGAAGAGCGGGAAGAAGTATCCCGGGAAGCCTGCTGCCGGAAAAGCTGTCGATCTGGATGTGCTGAAAAAATACAGTTCTGAGGCAAATAAGGATTTTGAGAAGTTCCTCAGCGCGGCCATGAGCAACAATCAGTCTGGTGGACTTCTCCACCTGACAGCACTCGTGGCAGATCTGAAAATTCTGGAAAATGAATTCAACAAGTAAAAAGGAGACTGATATTTATGTACACCAAGCGCCAGAAAGTCAATATCGACGATACCCGTTTCATCTTTACCACCAACTTCAGCGGTGATCCCAGCCGTGATCGCTTTGGCTCGGACAAGCGCCGCGTCAACGTGGTGATCCCGACCATGGAGCTGGTGAATCACCTCATGGATCTCGGCGTGAAGGTTCGTCAGACCAATCCGAATCCTGAGCGTACCTACGACGAGCCGTTCGTTCCGACCTACTTCGTGCCGGTGACGATCAACATGGATTCCAAGTGGCCCCCGCATATCTACTGGGTCACCACTTCCGGTAAGCGCCTGCTCTGCAACATGGACACGATCGGCCAGCTGGACTTTATCCGGGTCAAGAACGTCTGTCTCCAGGCAAACCTTGTCGAGAAGCGGAACGCACCCGGCGAGTACAGCCTGTATGCGGATGTGATGTATGTTGAGCAGGATGCGGATGCTGATCCGTATGCAGAGCGCTATGCCCGGTTTGCAGCTCCTGAAGCAGACATGGCAGAGCCGAGCGACAACACCGAAATTCCGTTCTGAGGTGAAGCGTATGAAGAAACTGTTTATCAGCGCACCGATGAAAGGGCGCACTGAAGCACAGATCCGGGCAACCATGGAACAAATGCACCATATTGCTGAGGCTGTGTTTGGCGAGGAGCTGGAGGTGATCCAGACTTATATTTCTGATGATCCTCCGGCTGATGCGAATCAGGCAGTCTGGTACCTTGGTGAGAGCATCAAGAAGATGGCGGATGCAGACTACTTTATCGGGATCTACGATGAGGAGAAGGCGTTCCGTGGCTGTGCAATCGAAAACCTGGTTGCCCGTTCGTATAATATCCCGAGCTATGTGATCAACTTTGGTTTCGTAGCCCCTGATGTTACGGAAGCTCGTGCAAAAGCCAACCGGAAGTACAACAGATATTATTGATCATTGATATTTTTCGAGTGCCGGGGTCAGTCCCTGGTCGAATGCCCAGTCGGTGAGTGCCCACGTCGCAAATGGCGGCTCTAAGGAAACAGCTCGATTTATATTTTTTGATGTGCAATTTGGGAGGTTGACAGTATGAAAGTTCTGAGGGTTCGCCCAAAGCATTACCCTGAAGTGATCGACATTGACTGCTCTCTGGAATCGCTCCAGAAAGAGGTGGAAGGCCCGATTCAGGCTGTTTACCCGTGGGACGATGAGGTGGCATTGATTTGCAACGAAGAAGGAAAGCTGCATGATGATTGCATGGAGAAACTCAACCGGACGCTCGACGGCCCTTATGGTATCCCCATTGATATTGTCGTTGGAACATTCCTGATTGTAGGCCTCACGGAGGATGATTTCGGTGAGCTTTTGCCGGAGTTCGTCGAGAAGTACGAGAAGATGTTCCATCAGCCGAGAAAGTTCGTCACCTACACGGATAGTGAAGGTAAAGTGCATCTCGACATTGATTATTGTACACCTGAAGAATAAGCACATGAGAGCCCTGGAGAAATCTGGGGCTCTTTTACTTGAGTCATTAGCATGGGCTGTACGGTGGGTTCGATTCCCGCATGACTCGCAACCGGGCCAAAGAGCCTGATATTTGAACAATAGAAGGAGTAAGGATTATGAGCAGAGAAAAAGTAAAAGAGATCGTCGATTACATGGTTTCGGAGGGTATGCAGAACACCAACTGCGGCAGCTGGGTCTTTGATATTCCGGAACTGTGCGACAAGTTCGATCTTCCGCTGGAATGGTTCTATGAGCACAACGATGATATTTGCCGCGAACTCGGCGAGCGTGATGCGCTTGCTGATTACAAGCAGACCTACGACTGGAACAACCATCCGCTGAATTACAACCTGGTTTACTACACGAACTCCTGCTCATTTTGAGGAGGTGTGATATTTATGGGCGGACTTCGCAGAGTAGATAAGGCTTGCAATATACGTCCTACTGCAAAAAGCACGGACTCCACTAAAAAGAAAGAACTCTGGAAGGTTTTCCGTAAAAATCGGAAGGAACTCTTTGCTTATACTGTCCGAGGTGAAGGAGAGGACGAAGAGGAAGCAACGATTTCGCTTCTGGCGTATGAGAATCACTGCAATAAAAGTGCCATTTATGTGACGTTGGAAATGAGGTGAGCGACCTGATGGCAGGTGTAACGCTCTACGACTATCAATTAGATGCTATTAACCGTATGAAAATCGGCTGCATTTTATGCGGAGGCGTAGGAAGCGGAAAATCGAGAACGAGTTTGGCGTTCTACTACAGACTCTATGGCGGACAAATAAACACAAAAGAATATGCAAGGATGGCAGAGCCCCCGGATCTTTATATCATCACGACTGCCCGGAAACGGGATACGGGTGAGTGGGATGAAGAGTTGGCTCATTTCTACATGAGTACCGATCCAGAGCTTGATATTTACGAGCACAGTGTAACGGTGGATTCCTGGAATAACATCGAAAAGTACATAGGTGTGAAGAATGCGTTTGTTATATTTGATGAACAGAGAGTCGTTGGCAGTGGTAAATGGGTCAAGTCTTTCCTGAAAATTGCAAAGGAAAATGAGTGGATTCTTCTTAGCGCTACGCCGGGGGACTGCTGGACAGATTATATTCCGGTGTTCATCGCAAATGGGTTCTTCCGAAATCGGACTGAATTCAACAACCAGCATGTGGTCTACAGCCGCTTTTCCAAATATCCGAAGATCGACAGATATTTGAACACACAGCGACTGATACGGCTGCGGGAACGGATTCTGGTTGACATGGACTTCGAGCGGTCCACAGTGTCCCACCATGAGAATATTTTCGTAGACTACGATAAGCCGAAGTATTTGCAAATCTGCAAGAACCGCTGGAATCCTTGGGAGGATCGACCAATAGAGACAGCAAGCGAGTTTTGCTATATGTTGAGGAAGCTTGTCAATTCCGATGAAAGCCGGCAGCAGGAAGTCCTTGATATTTGCATGACACGGCCAAGAGTGATTATATTCTACAATTTCGACTACGAGCTGGATATTCTGCTCGGGTTGAACTACGGCACAGGGGTTGAGGTTGCTCAGTGGAATGGGCATAAGCATCAGCCAATTCCTGATGGAGATAGGTGGGCTTATCTCGTGCAGTACAACGCCGGGGCAGAAGGCTGGAACTGCATCAAGACGGACACCATTATATTCTACAGCCAGAACTACTCCTATAAGATTATGGAGCAGGCTGCGGGGAGAATCGACAGACTGAATACGCCATATAAGGATCTCTGGTATTACCACTTAAAGTCCCGAGCAGGAATCGACCTCGCTATTTCAAGGGCGCTGAACTCAAAGAAAGCGTTTAATGAAAGGAAATTTTATGGAGCATGATATTTATGATTCTTTGAGGCGTACTGCGACGACCTGTGAGCAACTTGCAGATGTCTTAAACGCGATCGCGGAATGCTGCGAGAAAGTGACGGCTTATTTTATGGACTTGTTTGAAGAAATCAAGAGTATGTTGAGTAGGCTTGTCAATTCCGACGAAAGCCGGCAGCAGGAAGTCCTTGATATTTGCATGACGCGGCCAAGGCAGCCATTGAAGATGATTCTACAGAAGCTGCGTCCTAACTACAAGGACAAGTGCAAAATCCGGTGGCTGAATATTCCCAACAAGGTTATGCAGGGAAGAATCAGGAGGTTCTGCTAATGAGAAACATATCGAAAAAGACTCGGAAAAAGATTAACAAGATTCTTTTAAGTAACCACTTTAAGAAAAAGTTGGGAGTTACGCAGGATACATTAGTGTATACTCCGAATCCTGAAAGTCCATTGTCTGCAATTTGGCATCACATCGAGATTCGGTATGATGGTACAATCTTTGGATATTTGCTGGATGATAAGGTTAAATATGCGGTCATAGGATCGGTGAACCGCAGAAAGGCTCGACAAACAATAAGAAGTCCTGAACAGTTCTTCCATCCAAGATGTCATTTCGCAAGGCAGAGCAAGCAAATTGCTTTCAGACTCAAGAAAATGGGAGAAGATAAACTTGCACGTATTTTCGATGATGATGCGGCATTGCTTCTAATCATCAACATGTGGAATTTAGAAATAGAAGATGACGATTTTTCGTTTGTAACACAAGACATGATTAGTCCAATATTGGAGGGCAAAACAAATGATTAAAGATTCTGGAGATCGCACCGAATTTGAAACCGGTGCCAAGCGCGATATGCATGCGGGGAAGGGCCGCATGGATCTCTTGCCTTGGCACGGCATCATGGAGGTCAGCAAGCACTGCGAGGAGGGCGCATTGAAGTACGGCGAGCACAACGTGGATAAGGGTATCCCGCTGCATTCGTTGCTAGACAGTGCTTCTCGGCATCTGGCAAAGTACATGGTCGGAATGGACGATGAGGACCACCTGCGCGCTGCCTGCTGGAATCTGCTCTGGGCATTGAACCAGCGGGTGACGCACCCGGAGTTGGATGATAGGTTTGCGGTAAAGATGAAAAGCTCTAACGATGAACCGCTTATCACACTTGTCTGTAGCTCCTGTAGTATGCATTTTGAAGCGCCGACCGAATGGTGGGTCCGCAAAAGATCACAGTATACCAATATTCCAGACGGAGTGATGACGACTTGCCCTCATTGTGGGAATGTAACAATCGTTCGGGAGGTAAAAACTGATGAGTGACTGGATGCGCGAAGTGGACTATGCAACCTACTGCCCGAAGTGCGTGAATTTCAAGGTGATGGAAACGGACGAGCCCTGCAATGAGTGCCTGACGGAGTGTGCGCGGGAGGGCAGCAAGAAACCTGTGAAGTTTGAAAATAAAAGGGAGAAGGCCAAGTAAGGCGCGAAAATAACAGCTTCCTTTATGGAGGTGATTATTATGTTTGATAAATTCAAGATTCGAGTGATAATTGCAGTATGGGAATACCATATTGCTATGTACACATGGTGGGATAAGCATCAGAAAAATGCTTATAAGCATGCCATGTGGAAATGGCATATGTGGCACTCTATAGAATGCAGCAAAAAAGCTTGGACATTGATCGGCAAAATGTATTGCCAGTAAAATACTGAGAGCCGTGGAGAAATCTGCGGCTCTTTCTTTTTATCATTGAAGGAGATGCTTGTATGCAACGTATGAACATTAAATGTTGCCATTGTGGAGACTATACCCCATTTATCACAGAGGAGAACATTGAAGTTATTCCTCAAGTTAATCTCACAAGAACCGACATGGATATTTTGGACCATATCGCTGAGGCATTTGCGAAATGCGATTGCTTGTGTACGTGTAATTTCTTACGCCGGGTTCAGAGTGAAGTGACCAAAATCGTAGAGTATCAGGAGGAACGGTGAACGCTGAATGATATTTACTGAAGAAGACTTGAACTGTCTGAATGCTATTGCTGGATTGCTGGCTTCATTTGGATGTGATAGTCAGGCTGGCTGTGTACTTTATATCCAGCATAAAATCACAAAGACCATGGAGACTGACGAAAGGAAATGCGTATATGAGAAACATGTCTAAGAAAACCTGGAAACTCCGGGTTTGGAATCACATGACAGAGATGCAGAAGCTTGATATTCTGCTGAAGCACGCTAAGGTTCCGCATACTTATGGACGTCGTTGGCCAGAGATGGACAGACCGGACTGTCCGGAGTATCTTCCGGGCGGACGGCTTGATTGCGGTGAGCAAATCATTGCATATGATGCTGCTGGAAATCGTATCTGGGACGGCGTTTGGGGTTGGGGTTCCTATGGCTTTGAGCAAGGGCTTATCGAGGTGATGGGTGTGCAGCTACTTGGCCATGATGATGTTGAGGGCTGGCTCACGGCTCGTCAGGTCACAAAGATGTGGGGGTGTAGAAATGCTGCGCAAAATTGCTGAGTATGCCAAAAAGATATTCTGGACAGAGCCGATGCCGACAACAGTTATTATCATGCGGGAATGGACTGCGAAGCCCGTGAAATTCGAGAAAGCAAAGGTGAAAGCCAGATGATTCTCGGGATTGCGCAAGCAGACCGAACGAACCAAGGAGATGAACGGTATACGCCTGACTATGCAGTATATCCATTGCTCGAATTTTTAGGAGACAAAAAAAAGCAAATTGTCTGGTGTCCATTTGATAAAATGGATTCTGCGTATGTAAAAGTGCTCTCTGAAGCCGGATACAGAGTTATTACATCCCACATTGATGATGGCATGGATTATTTTACATATGAACCTGATAATTGGACTGTAATGGTATCGAACCCACCATTCAGTAAGAAGGATGAGGTACTCGAGCGGGCCTATTCGCTAGGAAAACCTTTTGCGCTGTTGCTTCCTATCAATGCAATTCAAGGAAGAAGACGATTTGATATTTACCAAAACCGATTGCAGTTATTATGTTTCGACCAGAGAATAGGGTATATATCGCCGTCTATGATATGTCCGAGCGAGGCAACACCGTTTGCTAGTGCCTATTTTTGTAATGACTTCTTACCAAGTAAACTTGAACTTAGACGATTGTATAAGGGGAAGACGCGAAAATAACAGACTCCTTTATGAGGTAAACTCATATTTGAAAGGAGATACTTATTATGGAAAAAGCGTGGAAAATTGGTATTAGCACTATTGCTGGTATTGTTGGGGCGTGTGTTGATTCGTATTCACAATGCAGAGGTTCGCAAAGTATATTGCGAACGCTATGGAAAAGGATATGATGAAGGATATACACTTGGACTTTATCAAGGGAAGTTGATGGGCGCCAATGACATGTATATGAATGCTCATAATGGGAGCGAATATTTCAATGATTATATGATTGAAGCTCAGAAAGAATTTGTTGAGGCAGATACAAAACTCAATAAATAAGAGAACTGAGTCGTGGAGAAATCTGCGGCTCTTATTTTTTTATGAAAGGAATAAGAAATATGCTTCAGAAAATTATCGCGTTCGTTATCAATTTCCTGACGCTCAGCCCGCCCTGCGGTTGGATGATGGATATTCTCAAGGATACCCGCAAGTATAAATTCTATAACCCTCTGCGGGAGCTGGAAATCGCGGAGAATCACTTCAACTTCTGCGATCAGGAGTATATGTCGGCGGCTATTTTCGAGCTATGCTCTGCGGAGAGCAGGGTCGAGGGATTGACTGGAGGCGTTGTACTGTGACGTATTATCATCAGATTTATCGTTGTCGCAAATGTGGGAATGAGTTCTGCCCGGTGACGGTACATACCGAGACTATTATGTATATTGAGCTGAATAATTTCCTGAACAGGGTCAATGGAGAACTCGAGTGGGATCACAAAGATATGCCTTTAGCACCAAGGCTGTATAGGGTACATACATGTCCGAACGGTGACATCGGCATTGGCGACTTCATCGGGTACCAGAAGGAGGAGCAATGAGTATGTATGAAAAAATCGGCAAGTTTATTGGCGGCGTTCTGGCGGTTACTATCGCGGCCTGCGCGTGGCTGATAATCATTGCCTTCACCCTGAAATGCTTGTGGTTTATTATCTTCAGGTTCTTGGGGTGAGGTGAATGATATGAAAAAACACACCTTTATTTTTTCCTGCACAGACAATGGCGGTGGGCATCAGAGCTTTGAAGTCAGGGCAACCGACAAGCAGGAGGCCATTGAAAAGGGTATGAAATTTGCCAAGAAATATGCCTGTGGCGACATCTGCGGGAACTGGGAGTGTAAGTTGAAGCGGGAGGATCTTTTATGAGATGTTGTCCGGTATGCTATTCAAAAGTGAGGCCAACTGTATACGGAACAGCGACCACTGGGACAAGCCTGGAAATCAAGTATAAGATTCGGTGCCGGAATTGCGGATTTGGATGCGATAAAGCAGGCAGTGTCATAGTGCAATATGATGAAGAAACGATGAGCCCAATAGCAGATGATCATGGCTTACGGAAACTTATTAGAGACTGGGATTCTATTTTGCGAGATCCCGAAATAGAAAGGATTGCTAACATATGAAAATCGTTGAACCCAAATACGAAATCCTCACCGATATTTCTGAGGGCGGCATCAAAGAACTGCAGCAGATCGAGCGGGTGGCCCGGGTCTGCTACAAGAGCGAGGACAAGATCACGCCGGATGGTGAGTCGGCAAAGAAACTGGTGGGCTTTCTGGTGAAGCAGGGGCATGAGGCTATGCTGGAGCATTCTCAGCTGAGCGTGCTGTTTACGTGCGACCGTGGCGTGGCCAATGAGCTGGTGCGGCACCGCATCGCGAGCTTTGCACAGGAAAGCACGCGGTACTGCAACTACTCGAAGGAGAAGTTTGAGAGCAGCATTACCGTTGTGGAACCGTTTTATATCGATAAAGAGCAGAATCGCCTGTTCTATCGTAAATGGGTAGAATCCTGCGAATTGGCAGAAAAAACTTATTTTTTGATGCTTATGAACGGCTATCGTCCTGAACAGGCCCGTTGCGTGCTGCCGTTGTGCCTGAAGACCGAGATCGTGGTTACTGCAAACTACCGTGAGTGGCGTAATATCTTCAAGCTGCGTACTCCTGTGGCGGCCCATCCTCAGATGCGTGAGCTGATGTGCCCGCTGCTGCTGGAGGTTCAGAAGAAAATCCCGGTGGTGTTCGATGATATTTACACATTCTGGCCGGCAGATGACCAGACGCGGAAGGGGAGTATGGTGAAGTGATGCGAATTGTGCTGCTCGCAAGCATTATTTTACAAGCTATTGCAATCGGAATGTCTTTTGCTGAGAACATCGGCAAAGAAAAACAGAGAATCATCAGATATACAGGATGGTTCTTGCTTTTGATTTACATGATATTTGGTTGAGGTGATTAACTATGAAAAATCGTATTATTTGCGTCGTTGCATGTGTGATGATGCTCGTTG